ATGGCTTTTTTGTTTTAAGTAATTTTGGTGCACTCAAAATAGATGGAATAGTGTTTGTTGGTTGTGGTATAACAGGAATTGTTGGTGAGGTTGGTGGTGCGGATATTTTAATTTTATCCATAGCACTTTCTTTACTATCTGTTCCCAGCATTGCTTTTTTATTTTTATCCATATTATCTCATTAAATCAGAATTATATTGTTCTTGTTTGTTTTGATTTTCTTCTTCGAGATGACTTTGTAACATGTTTAAATATATTTCATATTCCCAGGGATACATATTTTCAATTTCAGATACCGACAGTCTCTGTGAATTTGTTAGTAAGAAGACCATTTTATAATAGTCCACTAAACTAAAATAATTCACACTCAGGTAAAAAAACGCAAAAAGCCCTCGACAACAATTATTTCTTCTCCATTAGCAACATCATAAGTTAATTTTGGTCCATCTTTTAAGAAGTTTTTTAAGAGTTTAATTTCACTTAAATAAATTTCATCTAAGATTTTATTAATATCACTAGACTTAAATAAACTAATATCATGTCTTTTGTTACCAATGGTTATTACTTTTATGATTTTGGTTAATAACTTATCATCATCGATTGATGATAAATCATAATAATCACATACTTTTGGCTGTGCTACTGTTAAAATAATATTTTTATTAGTTGATATATCTTTTGTCAAAATACCGTTATTAAATTTAATATTGGAGATGTTTAATTCAAAATTAATTGGAATTGGACCATCCAATGATAATTTAATATTTTCTTCTACGCTTTTAGCTCTTATCTGTAAGAATAAAAATTCTAAGTCAGCAAGATATAACTGTTCTGGATTTTTAATATTAGAGCAACTTTTTAAAATATTACAAATATTTTTTAATATGCTACCAACATGAGTTTCTTCTGAAATAATAGATATGGTTTTTTGATCTCTTATTTTGAAAGGGCTATAGAAGACATCAGTTCCACTTACAGGTAAAACTGTTTTGTATTCTGGTTGTGCAGTTTTAATATCGTTTAAAATTGTATCAATGTCTGTCATATTATGAATCTGCTTCTAAAGTAAGTTCGTATTTTCGGAAAGCAAAACGTACCATTATTTTTAAATATTCATTTGTGTTTAATGAAGATAATTGAATCGGAGCAATCTCTACAGGAAAAATTTCATAAAATCTATATGTTGCTGTAGCAATACCATTTAAATCAAGAACATCTAATGTCATTTCATTAGTTTTTACTGAATTACTGTAATATTCAGTTACCCAAGCTTTTGCTCCTGAGCCCGGATTTTGATAATATAAATTTTTCATCCAACTATCAAAAGCTTGTGGTAATTTATAATCACCAAAAACGGGAAAGGTAACCAATACACCGTCTTTATATGAAATACCCCTGGGTTGAGATCGCCCCAATCCTGGACCAGCTAAACCATCAGCTTGTGTGTTCATTACGATATCGGGAAGTAATACTGTTTCGGCAATATATGTTTTTGGTGTACCATCTGCACCAGGTGATGCAGTAAAAAAACCAGGTATAGAATCACCAGCAAATTTAATTAAAAATCTGTTTGCTCTTTGTAAACCACCAGAAGCAGTAATTTTTTCTTTTAATGCTGAGATTGAGGTATCGATATTATTAGGCACAGAATATATCCTTTTCTGTTAAAATTTGAAATTGCATTTGGTGTTTTTCACAAAATTTTTCTGCGGCATTCCATTTTGCTTTATTAATTTCAAAAATTAACTTGTCTTTGCTTGATGCTGATTCTTTAAGGTGAACCTGTTTTAATGGTTTTACTTCTACTATAATTGATTTGTTTATATTATTTTGTTCAACCTGAATTAAAAAATCAGGAATATATCTGTGTACCTGTTTATCAACTGGGTGGACATATGGAATTTCAATTTCCTCAAATGACCATTTTTTTATCTTTTCACTTTCATCAAAAAATTTACAAACTCTTCGTTCCCACAAAGATCTACATTTTATGGAGTTTTTAGATCCTATGTATTTGTTAGGGTTTTTAGGAGTAAATGTAGTTTTATATGCCATGGGCTAGAATATTTAGGTTATATTCCTGCTAAATAATTTTATATGTCACTCTTTAGATATCCACTTGATCCATATGATGCCGAAATACCATTTTGGTGCGCTTTTAGGTGTGCTGAATATTCTGTAATTAATGAAAAGAGAACAAGAGCTTATATCAATCAGAGTCCATTGACTACAATTTTGTTACCTTTTACTGGTGAACCTAAGATGACAATGGAACATAAATTTGTAGAAGGTACCAATCCTGTAGGTCCGGTTTTGAGTTTAGCTGGACTTAGAAATACAAGTGGTAAAGATGGTGACGATACCTTTTTAGAAAGACTGTCTGCACCAGCTGCTGCTTTTTATGAAACAACATTTACTACAGATACTTATAGAAGATTTAGTAATGTTACAGAAGCTTCTATGACTAGTGAAGCTCGCAGAACTTTTACTTTTAAATATTTAATGGTTCCAAAAAATGCGGGTGAAGCAGAGGCTATTGATAATATTGTTACTACTTTTCGTAATCTATCTTATCCTAAAATTGTTCCAGGTTTACCGGAAAGAAGTATGCCTCAAAATATTTGGACTATAGCTGCTATTGGTAATGTTGGTGATGCAGAGAGCGATCCTAGTATAACTAGTAGTTGGTTGGGTGATCCGTTACCATGTGTCTTACAACACATGGAAGTAGATAAAGGAGATCCATCAGATCCAGTTTTAAAGATTCTTCCCAATTCAAAATCTTTAATGACTTTAATGACTATTACGTTTTTAGAATTTGAAACAGGAACTTATGCTCCTGATTATCAAGGTGGTCTATTATTATCAAAATCTGAAGTATCATATTTAGGAGACGCAGCCGGATGACATATTTTACAAATTTTCCTAAAATTAAATCTACTATAAACAATAAATCTATAGGTATGATTGATATTTCTTTTGGATTAGACTATGACCCAGAAGAATTTACTTTTTTGAGTACCCCAATGAGTACATTCAAAACTATTGGTAATTTATCAGCCAGTATTTATGCAAAAAATGCAAATAATTTTTGGGGTTTGATGTTTGCAAATGAACAGATAAATCCTTGGACTTTTCTCAAAGAAACTCCTTCAGATTTTATTAATTCAAATAAAGATTACACGGCTTTTTATGCCAAATATGATGGAACAAAATTAAATCCCAATGCTTATCCCCAATTACAACCAGACGATATTATTGTAAATGGTATATATGATTCTGGATATACTGCAGCAGAAAGTATGTTTACAAATTATAATACATATTTTAATAATTATGGCACTAATATAGTTGTCAAAGGATTTGGTGACACAAAAAAAGCTCAAATATCTAAAACCATTGGATCGACTGCCTCTTATGATTTAACGGATGTAAATAACAACGCATCGTCAGTTTATCTTATTATTTTACGTAAAGGTTCTACCGGCTATTATATTGCAAATTCGCCTCCTGGTTTCGGTTATGGTACTATAGTAAACCTAAAATCATATTCATATCTTGAATCATCGGCTTTCTTTTCTAAGAAAGATATAGCAAGCACAGTATCACCCTTAACATTAATTGAGGCAAATGATTCTATACAAACAGCAGTAAATGGTGATACACCCTCTGCACTAGCAGAAGAAGTATTGACAGAACAATATACTCAAATTTCTACACAACAATCATATGCTAACACATATCAGGCTACTTCTACTGTAAAATATCTAAGTAACAGTGATCTTGGTACTATTGTTAAAAAATTAATTTAAATTATGCAAAATCCTATTTCGACGCCAATACAATCTATTATATTAAAATCAAATTTATCAACAGATGATTCTGATTTTGATATTGAATTGATGAAAAATAATAAATTTTGTCAATTTGAGCGCATGGAGTTAGAAGAAAGTGTAAACAATATTTTTCCTACGGGTGCTCTTATTATTAGAGATACTAGTGATATATTAACTTATATTGCAACAAATGAAATTAAATCAATTATTGTCTCTATGGGTGACCTTGATGATACTACTTCTGAAAAATATGAATGGAGTATTACATCAATAACTTATGCTAATAATGCTGTATCTGAAATAGATCAAACTTTTGTAGTTATCTATTTTACAAATAAATTATTTCAAGAATCTCAAGGAAAATCATTTTATGATGAGATTATTTACGAAACAGATTCTGATGGTGAAGTAACAGCAGTCCCCAGTTCTTTGTGGTATATACCATATCCATTTGTAACTACACCAGAACATATTATCAAAACATATGGATCTAGATCAGTTTTTTCAAAACCATTATTTAATCAAAAAGATTCTGAAGGTAACGAAATAATATTAAAGGGATGTGGTGTAAACAATAATATTAAAAATAACTTTGAACCTAAAAATGCTGTTTTGTTTAGACCCAAAATTGCAGATGCAACCAGAGAAGAACAATACCAAACTAATATAATTTCATATTTAAATTATATTTTTACATATGCAGTAAGTTCTCCTCCTGGTAGTGATAGGTTAAAACCTTATTATATGTTTTGGACTGATTTTACAAATTGTTTAAATTATAAATTTTTTGATTTACGAAGTGACCTAGAGACAAACTTATATAAATTTGATCTTGATCCTAGTGACCCATATCATATACAACCATATGGTGTATATGATTCACCTGATGTTCAACGTCTTTTAAAAGAGGTTGACGGTGAAGATATTGAATGTAAAAAAATATATGTATTGGTAACAAATCCAGCTACCAGCATTATTAATAAAAATTATTATTATATTCGAAGTACACCAATATACATGGAAATACCCGAATATGGTCTTTCTGGATCAACTACTGATCCTGTTAATTTGATGAGTCCATATTTAAGTGACTCTGCAAATACACATTTAACTACAGTTACCAAATATACAGAAAATGTTTCTGGGGGTGTTACCTATAGTATGAGAACTATGGCAATAGAAGATGCTAATTTAACATACCTTCCTGATGGAGGATTTCAGGGATATGCATCAGACTTCAGTCAAAATAATACCAAGATAAATACAACCGATGCTGTTGCGTCATATGAATTTTTATTAAATCATATTCAGGCTACTCCTCTTGGTTTACGTGATTCATTTAAACAACCAAATCCACAAACACCATTATATCCATTTAACGACAATCCATATATGTGGCAGTTTGCATACGATCTAACTCGAACACATCCAAATTTAATTAGAGGTGTAAGTGGCAGTAGCGTATCTGTAAAAGAAGTTGATTTTTATGAAGATTTATCAGACTTATTATATACAGATGGTGGAGATCTTATTTCTCAAATACAAATTGCTGTATTATTAGAATCTCTTAGTTTAAATAAAGTTCTTAAAGCCAAATATAAAGCAATGGGTGATAAAAATAATTATGATAATTATCGCCGAAAACAATTAGAACAAACTGAAAAAGAAAATTTTGTTGCTAATGTCTTGTGTTGTATTGGTGAAGATCTTGCAGCAAAAGAAGATTGGTTCTTTGCTAAAATTACAGGATTTATTCCGGATAATAGAAAATTACGTGATGGTACTAACGTAGAACTTGGTATTAAATTAGGTGCTGTAGCTGATGCCTGGTTATACAGTTGGAAAAAACTAGAACCTGGACCGCTTTTTGTTGGTCTTACTGCTGGTAATACTGCAGATATTGAAAAACATGCATCATATCACAGTATGATGCATGGGTGGACAACTAGCCCATGTATCGGTTCAACTGGAATGCCTGATTCTAATTTTATAGATCAGTTTTATGGTTTAGATGGTAAATTTGGTATGAAAGCAGGGGGTTCGTTTACTGGTATGGCATCATGGGCTATAAATCTTAATGAAAGATTAAATGGTCAAAATGATAGTTATTATACTACAGCAAATGCTCCAGGTGAACTTGGTACAGATACTAAAAAATATAGAGGACCAGGATACTATAAAGATAATATCACTACTAATGGGCAATTTGCTTATAAACCAATTGGGTTTACAGGAAGTATTTTTACTCACAGTAATGCCTTACCGTCTGGTCCTGGTTACAACAAATGGGAATCAGCTTCACATATTGTAAAAATGTACAAAATTAGAGTAAATAAATTAAGAGAGATGGGTTGTATACCACCAGCCCCTAACTTAGGTAACGAATATATGTATTACTTTATTGCGGAAAACGCAGTTGATGGAATCTGCTAATGGCTAAAAAAATAACAATTCTTGGTACAAATATATTAAAAATTCAAACAGGTAATGCTGTTGCTAATAGGGAGGTATATACTTGTGCAAATCCAAAAATTACCACCGGTCAAGTAGAAGCACCATCTACTTTAGAAGAATGCTATGATCTTTTTCCAGAAATTAAAAAGATTGCTCTTGCTCTAGGTGTTGGTAACACCTATAGTTTGGAGGCTAGTTTTGGTTTAAGTGGAGCTAGTGGTGGAATTTGTATTTGTGGTTTATCTGGCGCATCAGGTTTGGGTATAGCAGGTGGTTCTGGTGGGTTTACTTTAATCTTTAGTGAACCAGATCCAGAGTGTGTAAACATTTATAGTATATTAGGCAAAGAGTGGGCTGGTTGTTTTTGGCCCGATCCAATGGCAACCTTTAGTTGTAACTGTCCTCTATACGGTGATATGTTTGAAAATTTCTTAAAGTATCGGTTAGGATCTGCAACTTTTTGGGATACGCCAATAGAGACCCCAATAAATCGTCAAGATTTTGTAGAATCAATTAAAGAATTAATTGAAATTACAATTGGTGGTGATTTGAGTCAACGCCCGGGGGATATTGTATATGTAAAAATGGATGATCCTACAGGATTGGCAACTCTTAGCGATGATAAACCATCACATCAAGTAAAAACTGGCTACTATTATATCATGCGTGCCAAAAACGTAATAAAAAATGATGGTGGTCATACTACCATTTTATCTTTGAGTACTATGACAAATTCTAGGTTCTATCCACCATACCAAGATAACAAACCATACGAGTCATATCAAGTATAGAAATTACCCTAAATAAATGGGTACATGGATAAAATAGATTTTGACATTCTTTTAGCTACAATACCTACTGTAAATGACAGACGAGATGTAGCTTTGGTTGCAGGTAGCTATGCTACAGCACAACAAATAAAAAATATTGTATTATTAAATAGATCAGAAAATAGTTTTAATTACGCTTTAGGAACAAATATTCAAACTTTTTTAAGTGGTAATGTGGTAGATGCATATCTTGTGGTTGATCAAATAAATACAGCAATAACATATTCAATTCAAAATATATCTAAAGTTAGAACTAAAATAACTAAGAATGGTAATATTTTGACTATTAGAGTTAAGTATGATTATAGTACAAAAACATCATCTACACCAAACCAAGAAGTAACAATAACAATGGATACAAATACATGAATTATGATTATAGTACGTTAAATGTAGGTAAACTCGATTATGATTCTATCAAATCAAGTTTAGTAACATTTTTACAAAAATATCCACAATTTCAAAATTATGATTTTGCAAACCAAGCATCAGCCATCAATATGTTCTTGGATATTTTATCTGCAAATACTGCATATAATGGTTATTATTTACATTCAGTTTTGACAAATTCATTTCCAACCACAGCTTCAACAAAGCGCACGTTACTTTTAAACGCTGGTTTACATGGTGCGTTTATTTCTGATACCGTTTCTTCTCGCTGTATTGCAACAATAAAAAATAAAGAAACTACTGCTATTCCAGCATACAGTGTTTTTAATGGAATACAATCAAATAACTCCCCATGTTTATTTTATAATCTAACATCTATACCAGTTACAGTTGATGACAATACAACCGATGTTGTGTTGGTTGCAGGAAAAACGTTAACTGAATTCGGCAACATCGACATAGCAAAACAGGTAATTTCTATTCCTGTATCATATGATCCATCTACTGTTTCTTTTAGTTCTTATGCTACTGATGGTAGCGAAGTTTCATGGAGTAGAGTAGATAAATTTTCAAATAATTCTGGAACTAAAATATTTACGGTTTTAAACGGTCCTAATGTTTATTATGTTACTAATAATATTTCTGGAGCAGAAGTTATCACGGGCGCAGCAGTTTGTCGAGCCCTAGAGTCTTCAGGAACTGTAACTGATTCTGCAGAAATTTTAAATGCAAAAATCTACAGTAATGTCACCGTAGTTAGTCACACTGTTCCAACTGGTGGAAGAGATGGAACAACAAAAGATTATATTAGAACTTATACTCAGTATGCTGTAAATACAAGAGATAGAATTGTAACAGAATATGATTATAAAGATGCAATATATTCGTTTTTAATTGGTAAAGGTTTAACAATAGCGTATACCGATATTGTTATCAGTAGCCCAAGTGTAGGTCAGATTAAATTTTATGTTCCTAATTTATCAGATGCATTACAAAGTGAATTGATTACAGATTATCTTGCTGTTAGAAAAATTGCTGGTATCATAGTATCATACGGACAATAATATGACATTATTTTATAGTTTTACAAAAGATTCAATTCAAACTGGTATTGACAGAATTGTCCAGACTACTTTTAAATTGCTGCGTGAACAGGGTATTCCAGAAAAAGAATGGGATGGCGATAAGATTCAAATTAAGAATCAATTTCCATCATGGGTACAAAAAGAATATGCTGCTAACCCAACTTCAGCACCAGTAATTGATTTTTTTACTTATTACTATAGATGGCTTTTTGATTATGAAGGCTACGGTATGGGATTTTATCTCGAAGATTTAAGAGATATTCACTATGTCCCAGATGCATTTTTGCAAGCATACGCAGACTTAGTATTTTCTGGTAATTTAAATTTTGCTACTTATCCAGAACTTGTTAGTAATTTTAGAAGATTTTATATGACATATGATGTGTATACGAGAATACGTGGAACACAAGAAGGTATGGCATATATTTTAAAAAGTTTATTTGGTGTAACAACGCTTAGTATTGTAGTAAGTTCTGGTGGTAGATACACAGTTACATCAAATTTAAATGCTTCTTATCGAACACTATTTAAAACTTTAGCGTGTCCTTTTTCTTTTGAAATAACTTTTCTAAGTGTCTAATGAATTTTTTAAATAAATGTATTGCTTTGGCTATGTCTTTGGCTTCACGTGGATTTACAAACAAAAAAGCTTTTGTTTGGGAAAAACAATTACGTGTATTGTCTTGCTTTGGTAATGAGTCAATTTTACCATGCGCAAATTTACTTAAAAGTGAACACCATGGTGGTCATTACTGTGGTGGATGTGGGTGTGGAGACACTCCATATACTCAATTATTAGTAAATGGTAAATCTTATTCTAAATTGGATTATCCGTATCTTTCGTGTCCACTAAAGATGCCAGGATTTTCTAATTATGAACCAGCAAATCCTAAAGAAATTGAAGAAAACAATAGAAAAACTCAAATTGAAATTTATGATATTATGGAACTGGATAAAATTATTGTGTCTAATCCAGACCCATCTGATGTAGAATATCAAGTTTTTGAGAAAATGGCTAAAATTAAAAGTTCTCAAGAGCCTAAATAATTTTTGTAATGGATCCAACAAACAAAGAAGAATTTATTGGTTTTTGTAAACGAGCCCTGGGCGAACCAGTTGTCACGGTCAATATTGGCTCTACTCAAGCTGATGATCGTTTGGATGACTGTTTAAGCTATCTAATGGAAAAGCATTTTGACTTTGTTCATAGAGCTCTGTTTGCTTATAAAATTACTGGAACTGATTTATCGCGCCAGTATATCAATACTGATAATATAGGTGCTGCACTTGGTTCTAGTGGTGGGTGGCCTAGCGCAGACCATATTTTAACTATCAGTAAAGTTTATCCTATTACTTCTACTGTTGGTGATTACATCTTTGATCTACGTTATCAATTATCGATGCAGGATTTCTTTGGTATCTTCTTTAATCAAGGACAAGCATCATATGGTGCATTATCCAATTACGAGATGGCAAGAAGTTATATTCAAACTATTGAAATGGATTTTTCATATCCAGTTGCATACACATTCTCAAAAGCTACATCAAGACTCTTTTTAGATACAGGAAAAGAGAGACTCAAAGTAGGAAGTTATTTGATGTTTGAAGCTTATGTTGCTATTGACGTAGACTTATATCCAAAAATATGGAAAGACCGTATTTTTAAACGATACTATACGGCTACATTGAAAAAACAATGGGCACAGAATCTTATGAAGTTTTCTGGTGTTCCGCTGCCTGGTGGTGCACAAATGAATGCACCCGCTCTTATGGCTGATGCCTTACGAGAAATAGAAGAGATTGAAGATAAGATAACCAAGATGTACGAGCCACCACCAGATATGCTGATAGGCTAAACCATGACTACCAACCCATATATTCAAGACGATACTGGACAACAAGATTTGATGGAATCTATAACCATCGAAATTATTCAAGGTACCGGAAGAGATGTGGTTTATGTTCCACGTCAATATGCAAATATTGATAAAATCTTTGGTGAAGATATGGGTACTTCGTTTTCTACATCTTATACCATTGAAGCCTATATCAAAACAAATACTGGGTTCAAAGGAACTGATATTATTAATCAGTTTGGTATTGAAGTCAAAGATCAACTTACTCTGGTTATTGCAAAGAAAAGATTCAAGGACATAGTAAGTGCAGCAGAACCTGCAATTATTCGTCCACGCGAAGGTGACCTAATCTATTTTCCTTTATCCAAAAGTATATTTGAAATCAACTTTGTGGAGCATGAAAATCCATTCTACGCATTAGGCAAACTTCATAGTTATGAATTGACATGTGAAATGTTCAGTTACAGTATGGAAAAAATTACCACAGGCAATACTGCTATCAATGAAATTTATGACAATGCCTTTAGAACCTTCTACAACCTATATGTGTACAATCTTATAGGTGCTACATCTTTCTATCCAGGACAATACGTAAGGCAAAGTGGTATTTCTGGTAGTTCTGGTGGATTTGGTCAAATTGAATCTTGGGGTGGTGAAACTTATAGTCCAGTGCTTATCAATATTATCAGCGGAAGCTTCAGCACGGCTTCTACCTTTAGAGCCCTCGGAGATACGGCTGGAGTCTACCAAGGCCTCACAGCGTCTATTAGCTCCATTATTCCGGATACTAATAGATACATGTCCTACGGAACCAACAAGACTCTCAAAGGAAACAATGAGGATTTTGAACAAGAAAGATTTGCAAATAATGTGGTCCCGTTTGACAATACGGATCCATTCTCGGAAGGTAATTATTAATGTTTCAATATTATTACGGCGCATATCTTCGAAAAGTCGTTATTGCTTTCGGTACACTATTCAATAATATCTATGTTGCTCACCCAGAAAGTGGAGTTGACAAAAATATTCGTGTTCCATTAACTTATGCACCTAAAGAAAAGTTTATTCGGCGGTTATTAGAAGAATCATCGATCACCGATGATACTAAATTAGGTATACGTTTACCGCAGATGAGTTTTGCAGTTAACCAGATTGCCATTGATCCAAGCCGTAGACGTAACAAAGTAAATACAGATGTATATGATGTTGTTGGCAATCAGGGTAAACAAATGTTTGTCGAAGTACCCATTAACATAACATTTAATTTGTTTATGTACACAAGACATATTACAGATACTTTACAAATTTCAGAACAAATTATTCCATATTTTAATCCAGAATTTAATTTAAAAATTAACTATGGTGCAAATAGAGATGATACAACAGTTCCACTGGTTATCATGAACGGTATTAATTTAAATGAACGATACGATGGAGACTTTGGCAGTCGCCGCCTAAATATGTCTAGTATAGGATTAATCGCAAAAGGTTATATGTTTGGTCCAGCAAATGGTAACCAAGCTGTTGATCTTCTTGAAGATTATAATCTCGATGTGCAAGCTATGTTAGAATAAAAATGAAAGATGTAAATAAAAATTTAGAACAGTTTTTTCATATAGACTCTACAAACGAAACTACCAAACAAGAAATTGTAAAACCTGGTGCTACTGGACCAGCAAGTGAAGATTACGATTTTGCCAGACAGAATCTAAGAAATCTTATTTCTAGCGGGGCAGTTAGTTTAGAAGGAATAATGAAAGTTGCTATTGAATCTGACAACCCAAGAGCTTATGAAGTTCTTGCTACTATGATTAAAACAATAGCTGATATCAATGTAAATCTAATGGACGTATCTACAAAATTTGCAGAAACAAATAAAGTTACTGTAAAAAATAATACAAATAATTCAATATTTGTTGGTACAACAAAAGATCTACAAGCCTTATTAAAAAAAGAAAAAGAATATGTGGAGGCAGAAATAAATGAGTCAACCCAGAACAGGATATCGGTCAAACCCGAATCTTAAAGCACCTGGTATAAATGTCAATTATACCAAAGACCAATTTGACGAATATGTCAAGTGTGCTCGTGACCCAATTCACTTTATTGAAAATCATATTAAGATTGTAACTCTAGATAAAGGTTTAAGTCCGTTTATCTTATATGATTATCAAAAAAACTTTATTCAGTCTATTCATGATAATCGATTTGTGGTATCAAAGTTTCCTCGACAGAGTGGTAAGTCCAGCTGCGTGCTTGGATATATCAACCATTATGTAAACTTTCATCCAGATGTTAAAGTTGCTATTCTTGCAAATAAACAAAAAACTGCAACTGAATTATTTAATAGACTTCAGTTAGCCTATGAAAATTTACCACAGTACTTGCAACAAGGTGTGCTTGAGTGGAATAAAACTTCACTAAGTCTTGAAAATGGTTCCTCCGTTATGTGTGCGGCTACTTCGGCTTCAGCTATCCGTGGTGGTTCTTATAATTTTCTATTGTTAGATGAGTTTGCGTACCTTCCACAAAATATTGCAGAAGAGTTTTATGCATCTACGTATCCGACTATTTCGGCTGGTACTACCTCAAAAATTATAATTGTTTCAACTCCACACGGATTAAACCATTTTCATAATACTTGGATCAATGCATCTCGTCCAGAAGGACATCCACTCAAGAATAAATTTGTTCCAGTAGAAATTAGCTGGAGACAAGTTCCTCTGTATCCAGGTGGTCCAAATAGAGATGATGCATGGAAAACAGAAACGATTGCAAATACCAGTGCAGAACAGTTCAATCAAGAATTTGAATGTTCCTTTATCGGATCTTCAAATACACTTGTTTCATCATCTAAGCTGAACATTTTAGCCCCCAATGATCCTATTGAACAAACTCCAGAAGGTTTAAGGATTTTCGAACAACCCGATCCAAACGGTATTTATTTTATCATGGCAGATGTTTCTCGTGGGCAGGGTCAAGACTATTCGGCATTTATTGTTATCGAAGGCAGTCAATCACCATATAAAGTTGTTGCTAGTTTTCAAAATAATACCATTAGTCCCTTCTCTTTCCCAACAACTATTAAAGTGGTAGCCGAAAAATATAATGAAGCTTATGTTCTTATTGAGGTAAATGATGTTGGTGGACAGGTTGCATCAATACTTTACAACGATCTAGGCTATGAAAATTTGCTGATGACTCAAAATAAAGGAATGAAGGGTCAAGTATTGTCTCAGGGATTTGCTCGCGGTAGGGCTGAATTTGGTCTTAGAACTACCACTCAGACTAAAAAAATTGGTTGTGCGGTACTTAAACGGTTAGTCGAGGAAGATAAAATTTATTTAAACGACGAACGAATCATGAAAGAACTGATGTCGTTTGTTTCAAAAGCAAACAGTTTTCGGGCGGAAGATAACCACAGTGATGATTTGGTTATGTGTCTGGTATTTTACTCTTGGTTAACTCGTCAAGAATATTTTGCTGACTTAATTGAGACTGCCAAGAATAAATATTCTCAGAATGAAACAAATCCAGAAGATGACAATACATTGTTTATGATGAGTGCAGATGAACGTGATCCAGATGAAGTCACAAAAGATGGATGGTCGGATGGAAATTTTGTTTGGTTTCCGACATAAAAAATAGTATATAAATAGTAACGAGGATCAATATGGCAGTCACACCAGCACCAACATCTACTACACCGGTTAATCCCTTTAATGATTTTATAGATAGTAACCCAGCTACATCAAATTGGATACAAGAAACTCCGCAAGCAGATCCTACTAAGCGTGCTGTAATAGCATTTTCTGCAGGAAATTATACTCAAGGAACAGGTAATCCTGCATCAGCCCGGGGTATAACTGCTTCTGGTTTATATGGATTATTAAAAATCGTACAAGCTTCTGGTGTTCCTGGACTTCAATTCAGTACAATATCAGGCACCAATACAACTGGCCGTGATCCTACTACAGGTGCATATGTATTCGATAGCCCAAATGCACTAGTAAATTATTTAAATAATGTTCATAATAATATTAATAATATTATACGTCAATTTATTCCTGGAACTTGGAATGCTACAGATATTGTTGGTAATGCGGAAAGTTCTACAGCAACTATAGGTACAACAAATGCATTTAATTATGTAAATGATATATTTTTTCCTGGATCATATACTGGAAATAAAGTAACAGCACAATTACCTGATCTGGTTGGTAGTGGTGTATTAAGACAAGATTATATTGGGAGAGGAATTACTGGAGCTTTTACTAATCTTGATCCAGTTAATCGAGAGTATTATCTAAGTAGAACTGGTATGGAGTTTTATACTGCACTTACAGCTCTTTCGTATGGTGCAAAAGTGATAATTGGTGGTGATTATAATCTACTCTCATCATTTAGTGGTAATATACCTAGTCTTGGTATTGATAAGATTGATGCGTTTATTACTTTAGATATGGGTACTTATATTGACGGACAGGGTATTACATCTGCATCGTCTAACTCGCGCTTAGTATATGGTGGAAGTGAAAATGCATATGCTCTAGGTAATACATTTAACTACGCTCATGGTCTTACTGCACAATGGTTAAATAGTATTTATACAGAAATTACTAAACGAAATAATTTAGTAAATAGTATATTGGATGATAATTCATCCAATCAAACAGCATATATTATTCATGCTGGATTGTCTGGTGCTGATATATCAATTGCACAAAACTCATTGGATAATACTTTTACTGATGTACATCGTTATCCAGGTTTTAATGGCCAACCAGCATTATATCAGAATATTGTTAATACTGCTGGATTAACTGCATATACATTAATAGAAGAGCCATATCTTAATAGATTGATGTGTGTAATAGGAAAGAAAAAACGCACAATCCAGAGTAACAACTTTGGACATCCTGCAACTAAGACTCTTATATTAGAAATTCCTCTAGTTGCAGATGTAGCTGGTTCAATACAAAGAGCAAAAGCAAATGATAGTATTTATCAATCGTCTGTAGGTAATGTAAATTCTAAAGTTTTAAATGTTGACAGTATAACACCAACAATTAATAGTAATAGTGGTGATGCTATCAAATTACGCGCAAAACGTATTAATTTCTACGTTCAAGGAACTAATGGATATATTTTATCTACAGATTTAGTTGGGGCAACATCACTAGAAAATAACATAGATGATAGAATTGGTGTCACGTCAATGAAACGTGTAATCACGAAAATTGCACAAGACATTTTAGATGTTTATGTCAATCCACCCAACGTACTTAATAATCTTGGTACTCGTACAACAATAGAACTTAATATTAAAAATGCAATTGATAATAATTCTGGGTTAAGAAATTCACTATTTACAGGTACTACAACAGTAGTAGTAAATCCAGTTACTTCAAATGATACTTTAATAACTGTAGACGTTACGTTCTATCCAAAGCAAGCATCATTTGGGTCAACATTTAATGGTACTTCAAATATTACTGGATATACTTTAACAGTCAGTGCATCTAATATAAATTAAAGGTTCTTAAATGGCTGATAATCAAAAAATTTCAGATTTTAAAAATGGATTTAAAGGTGGAACACGAGCCAACAGATTTAATGTTGAACTTGTTTGGCCTACAGATGTTGATGCAGCCCCAACTACTGTAATTTATCATGCAACTGCAGCAAAACTACCAGAAGCAGAATTGGGTAGTATTTCAATACCATACCGTGGACGTGTAGCACATTATGCTGGTGACCGAGACTACAAACCATGGACTGTTACCTTTATTGATGATACAGGAACTAAGACAGCGTGGTTAGCATTTCAACAATGGGCTGATTTATTAAGTTCACATAAAAATAATACTGTTGATGACCCAACGTATTCAGCAGCTGCTGGTAAAAATTTATGTAATATTACGTTTAATCAATTACATAATCCCAGTAGTGGTGGTAGTGCTACTGATACAGGACATACTGAAATTAGAACAATTACTTTAAAACATGCATGGCCATCTGAAGTAGGTCAAATTGGTTTAGATATGGGTGAAGGTGGTAGTTTAGTTTCATTCAGTGTAACGTTTAC